TGGTTAAAACTATTAAAAAAGAATTATCAAATGATTATGATACATTTACTGTTAAATTAATTCAACTATGTTATTCAGATAATTATGAGAATTATAGTGCTGTGAAAGAGGAGGATATTACAAATTTAGTGTCTATTTAGTTTATATATGTTTCCTTTAAAAAATAATTGAATAATTCACACATTACCATATTACATTTAATTATTCAATGTCTGCATTACACAATATGCTAATAACTGCCTATAACGAATATAAGGAAGCATCAATAGAAATAATTGATAGTGATGCTTGTTCTACAAAATTGTTGTTATGCAATGCACGTGGTAAAAATAATCATTTTATGTATACGTGTAAACATTATCCCCGAATTGCAGAACACATATTGTTGTCAAAACATTGTAGCAAAAAGTTAGTAATGCAATGTAATGACAATAAGGAAAATGTTTTAATGTATACGTATCAATATAACGAGAAACTGTTCAAATTAATTATGGAATCTCCATATTGTACTAAACAAATGTTAGAACATTGTGATGAAGATGGTAAAAATATTTTAATGCTGGCTTGTGAATATAATCCATCAATAGCAGAATATATATTGTTATCAAAGCATTGTAGTAAAAAAGTACTATTTCAGCAATCTAAAATACGTAAACTCAATTGTTTAATGTTAGCACATTTATCTCCAAATATAGTTCAGCAAATATTGTTGTCAAAACATTGTTGTCAAAAGCTATTGATGCAAACAAATAATCGTGGAACCACTTGTCTAATGAAATTTTGCGAAAATGATAATGGTGTAGTAAAAATGGTTTTAGAATCACAGCATTGCAGTAAACAATTGGTACAACAATATAGCATCAACAATAATACTAATTGTGCACTATTAGCATGTCAATATTCATATAATTCTGCAAAATTAATATTGGAGTCACCATATTGTGATACAACATTATTAGAATATTGTGACGAAGATAATTTTAATAGCATAATGTTGGCATGTTATTATAATCTTAAGGTAGCGCCACTTATTTTAGAGTCGTCACATTGTAGTGAAAAAATGTTATTACAATGTAATAAGGATGGTTGTAATAGTTTAATGTTGGCATGTTATCATGATATATCAATGGTACCCCATATTTTAGAATCACCATTTTGCACTTTAGCAGTATTATCACAATTATCTAAAAGTGGTTTTAATGGTTTAATGAAAATATGTCAATGGTGTCCTGAGCATATACAAGCATTGTTAAATTGTAAATCATATGATTCATCGCTATTGAATTGTAAGACAACAAAAGCTAATATGAATAAAATACCAGTCAGATTATCACGAAATCAAATCGTAAGTAACTATTCGTGTTTACATATATTAGCAATATATCATCCGGCATCTATAAAAGAGTATTCGCTTTTATTTCCATCCTTAATAGATGAAGAAGATAGTAATGGTAACAAATTTTATTCTTATCTATTACCAGAATATGAAAATGTATTACAAGAATTTTTTGATAAAGATTCTGTTGAATATAGAAAATATATTAAACAATCTAAAGTTCATGGTATAACTGATACAATTTGTGGTATCTGTTTACAAAATGAATATACGCATGTATTTACTTGTGGTCATTGCACTTGTGGACCCTGTAGTAAACGAATTAATGAATGTCATTTGTGTAAAAAAACTATCACGCATAAAATTAAAATTTATTTATGAAAATAATTGATTTTTATTTATTTGAAACACAATCTAAAAGATATTTTACACAATATAGCTATAAAAGAAAATAAAATAATAGTATATGCTTTTGCAGAATCATATTGTGAAATAGATTGTTTTGATAATTATGCAAGATTATTTGATATTTTAGAACCATCAATAACATTAAAAAATATAACTAAACATATTAAAAAAACATTTGGTACAAGTTGCGAAACACAAGATGATTTTGAAAGTGATACTATTACATTATTATATGATTCTTACAGAACAATTGTAATATTTAATGGAGAAAAAGATTCTTCAATTGATTTTATAAAGTGGGAAGATGAAATCATGGCAGCATTCAAATGAAACGCACACATAGAGGACAAGTTGTTTTAACCTGTTTCCAATCATCTAAACATTTAGTGCAATATATATGATCACAATCTGTTACCGTTATCATCTTCGCCAATTATTTTTAAATTACATTCGGTGACAATAAAATTATCAGCTACAGTTTCCTTATGACACATTGGACAATTAAATTCATTGGATTTAATAAGATCAAATACTCTATATTGATATTTACATAATACAGCTTGTTTATGAGCTTTAGAATCTGATCATTGTACGACAGAATTTTTAGAACAAATTAATAATGAAAATAAGTGTAATTGTTTATTAGAAGCATGTAAACGTGACAGTAACGTTGTTAAACTGATTTTGGAATCAAAGTTTTGTACAAAAAAATTGTTCACTGCTAAAATAAAGCTATTGAAGTGGAACATTTTAATGACAGCTTGTTATAATCAACCTGATGCAATTCAATATATTTTAGAATCAAGATATTATACAACTGAATTATTCGAAAGTAGCAATGACGGTTGGAATAGTTTTATGATTCTTTGTCAATGTTATCCCAAGTATCTTAAACTATTTTTAAATCATGACATTTTAAAAATATCATCCAATGTCACAACACAATTTTGCATCAATGATTTGCCAGAAAGATTGCAATGTTGTAATGTTGCTAATAGGAGTCACACATTTTTACACATATTGGCCATATTTCAACCAGAACATATTATAGAAATTTGTGAATTGTTCAAAGATGTTGTGAACAAAATAATGGACGTTATTGATGGAAATGAGAATAAATTCTATGCATATTTATTACCCGAATATGAACACGTTTTGGAACATTTTTATCCGAAAGATAGTGAAGAATACAGAAAATATTTAAAAGAATCAAAAGTTCATGGTATATCAAATACAGAATGTGGCATATGCATGTGCTATATGTAGTAAACGTATCACAGATTGCCATATATGTAAAGAACCAATTACAACTACAATTAAAATTTATTTATGAAAACAATTGATAAATAAAACTGTTATCATAAATATCGGTAATAGCAATGGCCGTAACTATTAATGAAATATTTTTAAACACATGTGAAAAATGTCCAAATATGGCTCAACTCATAGTAGAAAGTTTTTATTGTGATGAAGAAATATTAACACAATGTGATCATAATAATTATAATGGTTTAATGCTAGCATGTAAAAGTGATATACATTTAGTAAAAACTATTTTAACATCATCATTTTTCGTAGATTCTATTTTTAATCAAGTAAGTAAAAAAGGTAATAATTATTTAGGAATCGCTTTTGTAAACAACATAAATATTTTTAATTATTTACTTGAATCGAAATATTATAATGCAACTGCTATAAGACAAATCAATATAGATAATTGGAATATATTAATGATAGCTTGTCAAAATAATAGTAATTTAATATTACCTATTTTAAATACGGGATATTGCACCACGACAATGTTTTATCAAGAAAATAAAACTAATCAACTTAATGTGTTATTTTTAGCAAGTGTATGGTGTAACGATGATTCTATGAAACATTTATTAGAAAGCGAATATTGTTCGCAACATTTAGTAAATTTATGCATCAATAATGTAAATTGTTTATCGATAGCGTGCGAACATCAACCTATATCTGCGATCGCCATATTAGAATCAAAGTATTGTAATGTAGGTTTAATAAGAAACATGCGCGATAACAAATGCACAACTTTATTAATAGCATGTGAATATCAACCAACCATTGTACCATATTTTTTAAAATCAAAGTATATAAGTCAGAAATTTATAGAACACATAGATGATGATAAATATAATTGTTTAATGACTTCGTGTCAATTTCACTTTGATGCTGCAATACATATATTAGAATCAAAGTATATGAGTAAACGGTTATTGATTCATGGTGACATTGATAATAATAATGCGTTAATGATAACATGTCGGCATATGCCACAATTGACATTAATACTTTTAAATTATAAATATATGACAAAAGAAATTATATTATGTAAAACAATTAAATATTGTGTTACTTGTTTAATGATTGCATGTAAATATAATGTCGAATCAGCGCTATCAATATTGAGGTCAAAATATTGTGATGAAAAGTTACTATTATCAAAAAATGTTTGTAAATATAATTGTCTACTTTTTGCTGCTAAATATCATCCTATTTTAATAGACCATATAATAAATCACAAACATTGTTCCAATATATTATTAAGACAATGTGACGATGAAGGATATAATTATTTAATGATATTAGCACAATATCATCCAGAATATATCACAATGGATTATGATGATGAAATACTTTGTCAAGTTACAAAATGTGTTGGTGAAAATTGCGGCCAAACATTTTTACATATATTAGCAATATTTAATCCAAAATATATAAAAACATTATTTTTATTTGGATATCTTTTTGAACAATGTTCTTTCATGTGCGATATTGAAGATGAATTGGGTAATAAATTTTACACATATTTAGTACCAGATCATAAAGATGTGTTGGAATTATTCTTTGATAAAACTAGCGACACATACAGAAAATATTTAAAAGAATCAAAAGTTCATGGTATATCAAATACAGAATGTGGCATATGCATGACAAATGAATTATCTCACATATTCAATTGTGGTCATTGTATATGCGAATCTTGTAGTAAACGCATTAAAGTATGTCATATATGTAAAGAGTCAATTACAACTACAATTAAAATTTATTTATGAAAACAATTGATAAATAAAATTATTATTACAAATGATATAATTAGTAAATGAACAACTATTATGCATTAACAAAGTGTCGCGACATATTGAATAAAAGAATTGAGGAAATGGGTAATGAAAAATTAAGTGAACAGATCCGTGAAGAAATATTAGATTTATGGTATGGGGATGGTGATGATGAACATAAAGTATCTGTAAAAGTTATTAGCAATAATAGCGAAACATTAGATTGGCAATTTAGTCATCATTGTAAATTTAAATTAACAATTGATAATAAATCATATACAATTGATGCTGCATGTGATAATCGTTGTGATGATTATAATACATCATTATCCATTAAAAATAAAGATGATACAAAACAAATAATGATGATCGATGAAATAGAAGATGGTTTTGAAAGTTATGATGTTCATGATGACGATAAAGAAATGTGTAAAAATATATATAATGCATTAAAATCATTTTGGTGAAATATTTAATTTATAAAAAAACACATTATTATCCTCGATACTGACAAAGTAGCGACGATTAAATGATTACACTTATTCTCTGGTGTCCATCATGCTGCCTTCGTTGTCGCTGCTGACATCTGTGTCACCCTCAGATAGCCATCTGATAGCTATGGCTCTGCGTTGGCTGTTGACATCTGCGTAACCCTCAGATAGCCATCTGATAGCTATGGCTTCGCGTTGGCTGTTGACATCTGCGTAACCCTCAGATAGCCATCTGATAGCTATGGCTTCGCGTTGGCTGTTGGTTTGGCTGTTGGTCACCGTGTTTGGCACTCTTTCTCTATCGGGAGCGGTATTCTCCACAACTCTCGTACGCACAGGCGTGGTGAATCTGTTGTTAGTGGATTGCATTGTTAGTTTGTTGTTATAAGGTATTATAATAACTTGGATAATATATGATTTTCTAATGCATTTGACCATGCTATTTTTTTTCAATTTTTTATGATGTATGTTCAAGATAATGCTTTCTACAGGCTGGTTTATATTGATCAGTACCTACTTCCATTTGATTTTTAGTACCATCAACTTTTACTGTGAACTGTGCATCTGCGATATCATCACAATAGTGACAATAAGCAGTTAATCGTTTAACATCATCAGCAAATGATTCTAATCTATTGATAGATCCAATTGGTTCCATATTAGAATCACCAGATAGACCAACAATAATTAGGTATTTATTGTCAATATTAACCATTTTTCTACTAGCTTCTACAATATTAGGATCAAAAAATTGTCCTTCTTCTACAATAATAACTTGGCTCTCATTATAATCTGGGTCACTAAAGATGTCGTCAATATTTAAGATCGATGTACATTGTTCACTATCTTGATCATGAGAACTAATTTCACTACCATTATCGTATCTAGTATCTGAACTGTGTTTAAATACTTTGACTGGTACCGACTTTTTTCTAAATTGTCTAATAATTCTTAATGCTTCACTAGTTTTACCTGAAAACATAGGACCAACAATAAGACAACATCTACCGACCATTACTAATAATATTAACTTATGATAATATAAGTTTGAATCAATTTTTTTGTGAAAAAGTTGATTAATTTATTCCATAGAAAATAAAAATAATATATCTTAATGGTCAAATACTCAGATTTCAATCTAGATTCAATAATATCACAGTTCATTAATGAGTTGGGTGATGACAACGATATAGAAGTATGTGAATTATTTCCTGTCACGGAACAATTATTAAAAGATTTCAATTCTAGAAACTTTAATCCAACCAACATTAATAAGATTATATCATTATGTGACTATCTTTGATTGATAATACGGAAAAGTTTATTTTAACAAACATGGAATATAGTAAAAATAAGTATATTCTTGATTCTTGTCATAAAAATAATTACAACTATTTTATAAAGATTTTTGATAATATTGTTGCAAAAACATGTGCTCACCATGGAATGTTAAAATATTTAAAAAAAATTCAGATAACTACCCGCATCAAAACGTAAATTGCGTAATATTATATGTTCAGCAGCTGCTAAACATGGACATCTTGATTGTTTAATTTGGTCGAGGAACAACGGTTACACATGGAATGCATACACATGTTTAAATGTCGCCAAATATGGACATCTTGAGTGTTTAAAATATGCTCATGAAAATGAATGCGAATGGAATCAATATGCATGTAACGCAGCCGCGGAATTTGGACATTTAGATTGCTTAAAATATATGCTTGAAAAT